AGCAAGTTCTACACTTTCACGATACTTGATAATTTCAGCAAGAAACTCTTGGTTGTCAACATAATGTTGTTTTTTCTTAGGTGCCGATTTCGATTTCATATCGTATTTGCTTTGTTTATATTATAACATACTTGACAGGTATGTCAATTACATGTACAATAACCATGTAAGGGTTCAAGAGTCATATAGCTTCTCAAATAAAGCACGAGCTTCATTAATTTTACCTAGATACCCAGCAGTCTTTTTGATGTCTGCCTGGTTCTGGGTCATTTTTCTGTTGGCGATATCTTCTCCTAAGATGTATGCTTCATACATCAAGGTAACATCTCTACTCATAGACGCGACGGTCAGAATATCTTTCTCTCTTAAGATAAAGAAATCTTCATCTGACATTTGCATCCATCGGGTGAAACCCATGCCGCGAACGACTTTATGCTCACCTACTTCTTTTGTTACTGCATGTACTGCTACAGGATCCTGTAAAAATACAAGCGACTCTCCATGGTCTTCAGTCAAAACTGCTTTGCCGAGAATCTCTTCTCCACTAACAAGTTTGAAGATACCATGAAATTCTTCATCGTGTTTTGCGTAACTAATCATAAGCTTTTACTTTTACGTCTATGATTTCATAATTAAAATTTTCTTCATTATATACCTTGACTCTTTCCATTAGATGATTGAGAGTATAGTTATTACCCCTATCAGTGGAAATATCATCAGCAATATCATAAAGTGTTGCTTGTGACTTATTTTGTCCTTTCCTTAGAACTCGACCAATTGATTGTAGGTTACGAACTCTGGACTTAGAAGGAGAGGCAAAAATAACGTTGTGTAATCTTTTGATGTTAATACCTGTTGAGAATGTCCCGTAAGATGCAACGATGATTGCATTATCAGAGGATTCAGTTAAACGCCTTACCTCTTCTCTATCATCAACATCGACACCACCATGCACAAAAAATACAGGTCTGTCTGTACCACTATTTATCAAGTTGTAAAGAGGTAGTCCATGTCGTTCTACATAGTTGAAGAGGACAAGCGTGTTACCCTTTAGATCTCGCGCAAGATTACGGATAAACTTGTTCCTACCTTCGTGTTCTACAAGGTAACCGATCTCATCTTGGTATCCTTCAAAGAGTTGTTCTTCATGTTTTAAGAGAACAATCTTAACTTTGAGTTTAGCGATATGACCCGCTTCCATAAGTTTCTTTGTTCTGGTAACCTGTGAGCATCTACCGAACACTCCTTCAAGGACCAATTGATTTACATTTGCACCATCTAGCGTACCCGTAAATCCAATACGATATTTACACTCATGCAACTTACTCATCAAGGAAGTCAAAGATTTAGCTTTGAATTGGTGCGCCTCGTCACCGATCACAACATCAAACCTGTCAAACCACTTTCTAGGTTCCTTGTAAATAGACTGCCAAGTGGTAATTATCACGCTATGTTCCGTGTATTTGTCTTGCCCCGCATATATTTTGTGGCAGTCTTTGGTAGCCATCCATCCGTATTCTTCAAAGTCTTTGTACATCTGCTCGACGAGAGAAGTAGTCGGCACCACGATTAATACATTTCTCCCGACATTAGTATGGAATCGAACCAATGCATAAATCATTAACGATTTGCCTGATGCTGTGGGCGACAGGAGCAACCTTCTATTATGCTTCAGTGCTTCGTAGATCGCTTTATATTGATAGTCCCGTACCTTCAGACTCGGGGGTAGGCGCAGTGATTTTACAAAACCTACAACCGACTTGGGAGTAATCATAGGGTTGTCCGCTAACGGATGACCAAAATATTTGTCATCTTCTACTGTGTATCGGTATCCTTTCTTCTCTGCCCAATCTAAAAGATATTCAATGAGACCACAATAGATCTCACCTGTTGCTGGTGAATATAAACGAATCTTTCCATCCCATCCTCTGTACCTTCTAGTCTTCTGCATATACTTAGCAGACTCTACTTCAAAAGTAAAAAAGTCTGCTAACTCATAATGTAGATGAGACTCCGCCTCAACTTTAAGATATACTTCATTCTTCTTACGAATAAGGAGGTCCATAAAACCATGCTACAAAAGATTCACGTTGTCCAGAGGTGATGGGGCGAACCCTGTGCCATTGATCACCTTGGAAAAAAATAGCAGACCCAGATTTCAACTTAAATGTTCGGAATCTTGGGTCTGTCTCTGGTTTATATATCTCCAAATCAAACTCGCCTCCTTCGTAGTCGTCATTTAGGAAAAGAGTCATACTTATTTTTCTTACTAATCCTTTTACTGGATGAGGATGCTGATCTACATGCCAGTCATAAAAATCCCCTACACCGTACTTGCCATACTGTACTGCTTCCATACCAGTAATATTCAAGTTCCAACGTGCTTGTTTATTAACTGATTTCACCATACGCAAAAGCATGGATAGGAGTTCTCTGTCTCCCACCCATGCTATCTCTGAACTTCTATTGTCTTGTATTCCGTTATGAACGTGTCCTCTAGACCAATTATGATTCTCTGAAACTACTCTGTTGACAATTTTCATTGCCGCTCTGTTGAATACAACTTCTTTGTAGTAGAGACCGTAGTTCATTAGAATCCATTCTTAAATTTTTCCCATTCAATCGCATTCTTGATTTGGAAGTTGCGGTTGTTGATCATCCGCAAAACACCTTCAAGAAAATTTAGAACTGTCTCTATGTAGTCAATTTTGTATTGTAGTTTAACTACATCCTCATCAGCATCAATAAACATAGAGATCTCTTCTTTAGTAGTAAGTTTGAGATCAAACGGCATCTCTTTATACTTCTGGGCAGGTGCCTTACCCTTGTAATATAACCATTTCTCTTTTGTCATTCGTCTCATCTCCAACTCACGTTCTTTCTTCATCAGTGAGA